CTTGATGGAAGACAACGCTAAAGAAGTAGCAGCGAAATATCCACATATTGCGCATGTCAATCCACGTGTATTATCTTCCTTTGGTCACAGATTGGGAAAAATCACTTCACCTGATATGGACAAAAATAAGATAAATGACATCGCCACGGAATTCCATAAGCACAGAGATGCACTGAAAGCCACTGGCGAACACGACATCAACAATCACGACAGTTTAGATTCGATGGAATCTTCTGTTGCGAAGCTTAAGGCCAAGAAGGCTGCTAAGGAAGATGTCAAGATACTTCATCATGATCCTAAGACTGGTGTGACAATCAAACATGTTCGTACCAAAGAAGCATGTCAGAAAGGTTATGGTGGTGGAAAAACCAATTGGTGTACCGCTGCATCTGGCACAGGCAATCTTTTTGATTCTTATGGTGAGAGCGGTAAAAAAATGATTACCATCCACCGCAAGTTGAATTACGACGCTGAAACAGGGGAGCACTCTGGTGAGACGGTTCATGGTGTTCACGAGCACGAGGGTGGTACAATTCGTGATGTAGAAAATAATGAAACTGAACATCAGTATGGTGATTTGCGGCATGCACGCGGACCACAACAAATACACCCAGATATCTCAAAGGCTATGGCAAAAACACCTGAGCTGGCTAAAACCAATCTAGTAAGCGGAAATCCTCATTTTGAACCAACACATGAACATATTGATTCAGCAATGAAAGATTCCGATGGTCATGCAGCAGTTGCAGCATTAACGAACTATAAAGACAAGATAACACCAGATCACATAACTGCTGCTCTGAAGCATCCTAATAGTAATGTTGCTCGTGCTGCATTAGAAGAACATTCTCATAATCTAACAGACGAACACATAGATGCAGCTATGAAGCATCCTGATGGACAGGTTCAGGCCGCGGCGTTTGAATCACATCCAGAAAAAATAACACCAAAGCATCATGCGATATTGCACAAGAAAATTATGGATTCGATTACAAACGACGATGTTGGTACAGCTAAAGCAACAATGCGATCTCACAAAGAGCACATAACACAAGAACACGTTGACGCTGCATTTAGTCGAAAACCGCAGGATGATGATGGCGATGCTAATTATAGTTTAATGACACACGTCATGCGCGATCATACCAAAATGGGTGTGAACTATATCAACAGAATGAATGCGGCCAAAACCGGAGAAAAGGAACCACTTATTGGAGATAAACCTCGGAATTAAGGATATTAAATGAGTCAAATTAGAGGCTACAGAGGTTCTTCTACACTAAAGAAGACTAACCAGCCAATAGAATGGACTGAAGAACGCAAAGCAGAATTGTTGAAATGCAAAGAAGATCCAATATATTTCTCTGAAACTTATATGAGCGTAGTGCATGTTGATCGTGGTTTAGAAAAGATCGAACTATACGATTACCAAAGAGAAATCATCACTTCTGTACATGATGAAAATGCTGTTGCTGCTGAAATGGCCAGACAGTCTGGTAAAACAACAGCCATGACATGCGCAATTCTTCACTTCATTCTATTCAATTCACATAAGAATGTGGCTATCCTAGCAAACAAGGCTGAAGTTTCGAGAGAAATTTTGTCACGTATTAAACTCGGCTATGAGCATTTGCCTGACTGGATTCAGCAAGGTGTTGTTGAATGGAATAAAGGCAAGATCGAACTTGAGAATGGTTCGAAGATTATGGCTACAGCGACATCTTCAAATAATATTCGTGGCTTCTCTGTGAACCTATTGTTCATTGATGAAGCTGCATTCGTCGAGAATTGGGATGAGTTCTTCACATCCGTTTATCCTACGATCTCATCTGGTGATACTACAAAGCTGGTTCTGGTGTCTACTGTGAACGGCATGAACCATTTCCATAAGATCACTAGCCTTGCACGTCAAGGTAAGAACAGATTCAAATTGATTTCTGTAACATGGCAATCTGTTCCTGGTCGTGATGACAAATGGAAAGAACGCACACTACAGGATATGTCGTATGATTATGAGAAATTCTCACAGGAATACGAAAACGAATATCTTGGTTCATCAGGTACTCTTATATCTGGTTCAAAACTGAAACAGCTTGTTGAAGGTATTGCTATACCAGAACATGATCAGATTGGACTAAAGATGTATGAGTCATACATTCCTGGTCATGAATATGTTATGGTCTGTGACGTGTCTAGAGGTAAAGGTTTAGACTACTCTGCATTCCAGATCATTGATATATCGAAAATGCCGTACAGACAAGTTTGTACGTTCAGAAATAATCTAGTCACGCCGGTTGAATTCACAGAGATAATCAATCGGTTTGGTAAAATGTACGGTGACTGCGCTGTGCTTGTCGAAATCAATGATATTGGTCAGCAAGTAGCAGATTTGTTATTCTATGACTTTGAATATGAGAATCTTCTGTTCACTGCAAACCAAGGATCTCGTGGCAAAACTATCACTACGTCACTAAAGAGAACCACAGACAAAGGTGTGCGAACAACTACGCCGGTAAAGGCCATTGGTTGTTCTATGTTGAAACTTTTGATTGAGCAAGATCAACTTCTGCTTAATGATCACGACACAATACACGAATTGTCTACATTCGCACGTAAGGGCAAATCATACGAGGCTGAACCAGGACACCATGACGATATGGTAATGTGCTTGGTTCTGTTTGCGTGGATGTCTGAACAACAGTATTTCAAGATGTTAACAGACATCAATACCCTACAAAACATTCGTGAGCGCACAGCCAAAGAGATGGAAGATGAGATGCTTCCATTTGGTTTTGTTGATAATGGACTTCCTGATGCTGGTAATCGGGCAGTTGATTTGGAATTAGGGAAACATACTGACGAAAACTGGTTTGTAGCCGACTGAAAACTCCATTTTGATAAATAACTTGAATACATCATCGTTATTATAATCCTCATATTAAGGAGAAATGGGATATGGCTACTTCACTAATTTCACCGGGCGTAGAGACTAATGAGATTGATCTCACTACGATTGTGCCTAGTGTATCAACCACGGAATGTGCCTTAGCGGGCGTCTTTCGTTGGGGACCAGTTGATCAACGGGTTCTCATCGATTCTGAAGTTCAATTAGCACGACGCTTCGGTAAACCAACCAACCTGAACTATGAAACATGGTTCACAGGTTCTTCAACACTTGCATATGGTAATAAACTATGGGTTGCTCGCGTTGGTAACACTGCTGGCGTATCACCTATTGTCACTGCTAACGTAGTAGCAGGCAACACAACTGTTGTTCTGTCTACTGGCAACACATCAGCACTTGTTGCTGGTATGCTTGTTCTGGACGCATCTGCCAATGGTCTATCAAATGGCGCTGTGATCAACTCTGTTGTCAACACCACTGCATTCACTGTCACTGCTGCATCTGCTGCTTTGACCAATAGCACTGCTGAAAGCATTCAGTTCTATTCTAACACGCTATTTTCTGCTGTTGGTAATACTGCTGCTGTTGCAAACCTTGCGTATGCGACAATCACGAATGAAACTGACTGGACTTCCAAAGATGGTAACGTAGATACCGATGTTAAGTGGATCGCGCGTTATCCAGGTGACATAGGCAATTCTCTTCGTATTTCTGTTTGTGGTAACTCTGCTGGTTTCTCTTCTACTCTCAACCTTGCCTCTTATGGTACGGCTGCTGATCTAGCTGTGAATACAAACTCAAACACTGCAAACCTTTCTGTTCTAGCTGCTACTAATGCTGCTGCATCTGCAAACGCTACTACACTTGCTGCACTGTTGCAAACGACTGATTTGATCAAAGTAGGCAACACATCGGTTGGTGAACAGTATCTCAAAGTCACTGCCATTGATACTCAGGCTACGTATGGCGTTTCTTCTAATACATACGAACTGACATCTGTTGCTGGTAACACAGAAATTACTGCAAATAACACCACTGGTCTTGCTGCTGGCATGCAATTGTCTGCTGGTAACACTGCGTTTGTTGGTCGTGTGATCAATGTTGTCACTAACTCAACATCGTTCTCTGTAGATGCTGCAATTGCTACTACTGTGGCTGCTGATGTCACAACAATTTCACCACGAACATCATTCAAATTGAACTTTGAAGATCGATTCACACTGGCAACGAATTTCTCGTATACGTCATCTAATACGACTACACGAACATTCAATCGCTATTGGGAATTCTATAACTTCGTTGATGTTGCTCCTGGTCAATCTACACACCAGCTAAACTTCGGTAACACATCAGCACAGGATGAAATCCATGTTGTTGTATCCGACGAAAATGGTGTATTCACTGGTGTCCCTGGTTCTGTTCTTGAAACATATCAAGCACTGTCATTTGCTACCGACTCTAAGAATGTCGATGGTACTGGCAACTACTACAAAGATGTGATCAATGATCAGTCTCAGTATGTTTGGGCCGTCAATGACATCTCTGGATTCGCATCAAATACTGCTGCACAAGTCGTGTCTTCTACTCTAGATGTTTCTGTTATCGATCTTCAATTCGGTAATGACGGCACTGATGAGAGCAACATCGAAATCGGTGAAGTAACCGGTGGGTATGATCTGTTCAGATCACCAGAAGATATTGCTGACATTTCGCTTATTCTGCAAGGTAAAGCACGTGGTACTACGCTTGCTAACTACCTGATCGATAATATTGCAGAAGTTCGTAAGGATTGCATTGTTATGATCTCGCCACAACGTGGTGATGTTGTCAATAATCCAAACAATGAGCTTGCTGCTGTTACTACATTCCGCAACACACTTCGTTCAACATCATATGGTGTTATCGATAGCGGTTATAAGTACATGTACGATCGCTACAATGATCTCTACCGTTACGTCCCACTGAATGGCGATACTGCTGGTCTGTGTGTCCGTACCGATAGAACAAACGATCCTTGGTTCTCACCAGCTGGTTTCAATCGTGGTCAAGTTAAGAACCTTGTCCGTCTTTCATGGAACCCACGTCAAGCTGATCGTGACGAACTGTACAAGAATGGTATCAATCCAGTTGTTACTTTCCCTGGTCAAGGTACTGTACTATTCGGTGATAAGACGATGCTTTCTAAACCATCGGCATTTGATCGAATCAACGTACGTCGCTTGTTCATTGTACTCGAAAAAGCGATCTCACGAGCATCTAAGTACACCTTGTTTGAGTTCAACGATGAGTTTACTCGTCTGCAATTCAAAAACTTGGTTGTTCCTTATCTTCGTGACATTCAAGGCCGACGTGGCATCACGGATTTCTTGGTTGTTTGTGACGATACGAACAACACACCAACGGTAGTCGATCGTAACGAATTCATCGGTGACATTTATATAAAACCAGCACGGAGCATAAATTTTATCACTCTAAACTTTGTTGCTGTTCCTACTGGTGTTTCCTTCTCAGAAGTTGTTGGGAATTTCTAGAGGTATCACTTCTTATAACCGGGTTGGGGGGAGAAATCCCCCCTATTCGTAAACACTAAATACTTGCAAAATAATAATAGTAGGAGAGAATACCAAATGGCTTTCAATGTCGAAGAATTCAAGGCTTCTGGCCTTGTACGTGGTGGCGCTAGACCATCACTATTCCACGTTGTGATTCCAGAATGGCCCGGTTCTACCGTAGATTCTGAACAGTCACTTCGATTCCTTTGCCGCACCACAAGCATTCCACCTTCACAGGTTGGTGCTATCGATGTTCCTTACTTTGGTCGTCAGATCAAACTAGCGGGCGATCGTGTATATGCGGATTGGAATGTAACAATCATGCATGACGAAACTTATAACATCCGTAAAGCTGTTGAGTCTTGGCATACTAACATCAACCAGCACATTGAAAACAAAATGACTGGCGGCGTTAGTCCTTCACCAAACAGCTATAAGCGCGATGCAGTGATTCGTCACTATTCTAAAGATGGTTCTGTCATCCAGACATATACAATCAAGGGCATGTTCCCAATCAATATCTCACAGATGGGCTTGGATTTCGATGCAGTCAATCAGGTGATGACATTTGATGTAGACTTTGCACTCGATTATTGGCTTCCTGGTGATGACATTGGTCTTGATGAATCTGTATTTGATCTTGAAGGCGTTCGTAGACCAAACATCGGTACCCCGGCTGGCTTATAATCAGAGGCCATAAATATAAGATGATATAGGAGAAACGAACCCATGAAATTATTTGGTTTTGAGATAAACCGCCCAGATGGGAAAAATGAAATTGCAAAGCCAAGCTTTGTTGAGCCAATCCGTGATGACGGTGCGGTGTCAATCGAAGCTGGTGGTGTCTTGGGCGCATACATTGACATTGAAGGTTCTATTCGAACCGAAGCTGAACTTGTAACCAAATATCGTCAAATGGTTCTACAGCCTGAAATTGAAAAAGCTGTTAATGAGGTAGTCAATGAAGCCATTGTTGAAGAAGACGGCAAGGATATTGTCAGTCTTCTTCTCAATGACATCGAAGGACTATCTGCGAAAGTTAAGAAGGAGATCCTTGCTGAATTTGAAGTCATCTTGGATCTCTTTAACTTCAAAAAATCAGCCTATGATGTGTTTCGTCGTTGGTATGTTGATGGTCGTGCGTACTATCATCCAGTGATTGATGAGACGAAACCACACGAAGGCATTAAAGAATTGCGTTACATCGATCCGCGTAAGATCAGAAAGATCCGCGAAGTTGTGCGCCGGAAACACCCACAGACAAATGTGGTAACATCATTGACCAAATCAGAATACTACTTGTTCAATGATAAGGGCTTCCAAAATAAAGCTGGTGTTGCTCGAACGTCTTCTGCCGATGGTACAAAGATCACAAAGGACTCGATCATTCACGCCAGTTCTGGTTTGATGGATGAGAATAACACAACGATTTTGGCTTACATGCACCAAGCAATCAAGCCACTGAATCAGTTACGAGCACTAGAAGATGCCACACTGATCTATCACCTTTCACGCGCACCAGAACGTCGCGTGTTCTATGTTGATGTTGGTTCACTTCCAAAAATGAAGGCTGAACAGCACATCAAGGATATGATGACACGTTATAAAAATAAGGTATCATACAATACGTCCACTGGTAAGATTTCTGATGATCGTCATTTCATGCATATGAATGAGGATTTTTGGCTACCGCGCCGTGGTGGTGAACAAGGCACAGAAATCGATACGTTGGGAGGTGGGGCTGCTTTGCCTGATCTGCTACAATCAGTCGAATACTTCCAAGATCGGCTTTACAGAGCACTCCAAGTGCCTTTAACACGCATGAAACCAGATGCTATCTATAACATTGGTCGTGCGACTGAAATTACACGCGATGAAGTGAACTTCAGTAAATTCATCAACCGTGTGCGTGGTAAGTTCATGGAGCTTATCTTTAGTGCTTTGCATAAACAATTGATTCTCAAGAACGTCATTACACAAGAGGATTGGGATAACACGATCTACAAAGGATTGAAATATCAGTTTGCTTCTGATCTGTACTTCGCAGAATTGAAAGAACTGGAAATCATGAATGATCGACTACTTCGATTGCGCGATGCTGACGATTTCGCTGGCAAATACTTCTCTCACGATACTCTGCGTCGTAAGATTCTGAGACAAAATGATGATGATATCAAAGAAGAAGATAAGAAGATGGCCGATGAGTTAAATAATGAACATTGGAATCCACCTATGCCACAAGATCCTGGTATGGAAGATCCTAATGCAGATCCTAATGCAATGCAAGATCCACAGGCAGGACCACCACCAGGACCACAACAATAATCGAACCAAGAATAACAAACAAAGGAATATCACAAATGGCCGATATCAAAAAACTGATCGAAGCTACTATCGAAAAGAAACCACTCGACATTAAAGAAATGATCAATGAAATCATGACTGAAAAGGTTCGTGGTGTCATCACTGAAACCGTTCATGGTTTTGAGTATGCTGATGAGCTTACCGAAGAAGGAGAGCTTGCAGCATTCTTCGAAGATTTTCATAATGAATATGGTCATCTTACTGAAGAAGAGCAATTGGCAATCATGGAAGAAATTTCTGAAGAAATTGATCTTGAAGAAGCTTGCTGTTCGAAATGCGATTGCGATCCTTGCGAGTGCGGTAATAAGGGCAAAGGCAAAAAATCTTCCGGTGCTGGTATGTCACCGGCTGCAATGGCTAAGGCAGTTAGAGCCAATCCATCACAAGATTCTGTGACCAAAGAAGATTTCTTTGCTGCATTCCAAAAAGAGTTTGGTCATCTTCCACTCGATGAGCAGGAAGCAATCATGGCTAATATGGACGGTGATGCGTAATGACTAAGTATCTCAAAGACATTTTGGGTGAAGACTTCATGAAAGAAGTTTACACTCCTTTCCCCGATGACGAGAAACGCTTTTATCAAAAACACGGACTAGAGCTTGGCAAAGAAGGCGAACCACCTATCAAGTTCCCACGCTTTGAGAACATGTATTCCAAAGACGAGTACGACAAGCTGTTCAAAGGCTCCACTACCATGCACGATCGTACCAAGGATCGCGAAGGCTATAATCCTGGTAAGGATGCGGAGCACTACGAGTCAGTAGCTGATCTTTTCAACACAGCCCTTCCTGGCATTGATGATTGTAAATTCGCATTCCCAATATATATCTCTGAAACCAATCGAGTTGAGTTTACGAAAAGACAAATCAACGAGCTTGTGGATGTAATTGGTGAAGAAGGTTTGAATTTCATCTCTGCTGTTGCTGAAAAGGAAAGCCTCTCTGAACGAGAAGCCCTGCATAAAATGGTTGATGCTGCTCGCAAAGCTGGTTCTGCTGTTGCTGGTGCTGGGCTTGTTGGCACGACGCACGGAGTAACTCATTACGCAACGGGTTACAATCCAACGCAAAATCGATCGGATGGCGAAGGACGCAGTTCACTATACGATCACAAAGATGGTCACGATCATGAGTTCCTCGACATCCTTGCCCACCACACCCACAGTGGTCCTATCGCAGGAGCACTACAGACAGCAACAATCGGACCACACATAGCAGCCGCTATTCAGTCAGCATCTCTCATTGGTCACCTTGGTTATCACATGGCCAAGAACGCGCATATCGCCATGCAGAAATCTGGCAGGAAAGCTGATGTTCGACGGGCAAAACGAAACATGCTCCGTGGCAAAGCTAAATGGTTTAAAACACCAACATACGATGGAGACAAGTAATGACATATTCGATCGTAAAAAACACTTCTCGTAATGTCGTTCTGCATATGTCTGCTACCAACACAAACATTGTTTTGCTTGGTAATAACAGCGTATCAAATGTCGCAGTCACTGGTGTAACAGATGCAATCACCGGCTGCACCATCAAACAGATTTGGTATAGTGCTGATTCTGGTGCTGGTGCGAATGGTTGGCGCATTACACGTGATGCTATTGTTGCATGGGATACCGATTCATCCGGTTGGATTGACTTTGCTGGTAATGGATCTGCATTGAATGTCGGTAGAACTGCTGCGAATGTTACGTTCACACGTACAGGTACACACGGTACTTTGATGGTTGAATTCCAAAAAGAATATGCAGCTGGTGGTACGCCATCGGATTCTGATTACTAAGGAAACTGAATGAAGTTTTTCGTCTCAACAGTTTTGGAAGTTGAAGGCGAGTACGAGATTACTGGTGATGTGTTCTTTGTTGAAGATCGTAAAGTGCGGATCGCCGGTGTTGAGCATATACTTCACTATGGAGATATTGTTCAGCACGGCGATTTCGCATATTGCGTGAATGAAGATTCTGTTTCAACAAAGAGCTTCGCCAATCAGTTCACAAAATTCTGGAATCTGACTGATGGTCAATTACCAGATGATGGTGAAAAATATTTCGTACTCGAAGATACTGACACAACTTTTTCGAGTGACATGCTACTGTATCAGAGTTTAGGCGGAAAGATCGCATCTCGTGATTTTCGTGGCGTACAGACACATGCGTTTGAAGGCGATAATATATACTGCACAGAAGAGAAAAAACCATACACGATTGACTTGGTGGATCTCAGTGAAGCGAGTGGACATGAGTTTGCTTTGAGGATTGAAGAAAAAAAGGAGAGTGAACTTAGAACTATCATCGAAAATCAAGAGTTGATTGAGACGATAGCAGAAAAGGTTCATGTGCCTAATGATGGAAATGATGACAAGGACGGAGAACGGGGCGCTACAGGCGAACCAGGGCGTAGTGGTAAAGATGGGGAACGTGGTGAGCGTGGGCTTACCGGCAAATACGGGCGAGATGGTCTGGATGGTGATACAGGAGAGCCTGGAAGCCGTGGAGAGCCTGGAAGAGACGGTAAGGATGGAATCGACGGCAAGGATGGAAAACGCGGCCCACGAGGCTTAAAAGGCGACGAATGATCGGTATGAGTTTGTAGTACAAGATGACTTAACATCTCTGCTGGAATTTCGTATTAGAGCAAAAGCAACCACTGTTACAGAAGCAAGATCAGAATTATTGTAGTAAAATACAGCGTTTACTAAATACAATAACAACGAAAAGTATATTTTAAAGGGCATCGAGCATGAAACTTATTTCAGAGATGACAAGCGAGGTAGAATATCTCACTGAGTCAACAAAAGATGGCAAGAGCGCAAAATATATTCATGGTGTCTTCATGCAGGCGATCAAAGAGAACCGTAATGGTCGCTCTTATCCGCTCGCAACAATGAAGAATGCGGTGTCTAAATACGTCACAGAGAAGGTGTCAAAGGGCTGCGCATACGGCGAATTGAATCACCCATCTGGACCACAAATTGATCTAGAACGTGCATGTATTATTATCAATAGTTTGGATGTTCAAGAGTCTGGCCAAGTAATTGGCAAGGCGCGTATTACAGAAACACCAGTTGGGCAAATTGTCCGTGGTTTGATTGAATCAGGTGCTTGCCTTGGCGTATCATCACGCGGGCTTGGATCACTCAAAGAAGTTAATGGCATTAATGAAGTTCAACAAGATTTTCGTTTGGTTACTGCGGCTGACGTAGTGGCTGATCCATCTGCACATGAAGCTTATGTTCAAGGTGTCATGGAAGGTGTTGATTGGCTTTATAACGAAAACACTGGTGAATGGGTTGAAGATCAGAAGAAAGTTCTTCAAACCAAGACTATTCAACAAATTCAGGAAGCAAAACTGTTTCTGTTTAATAAATTTCTGAAAACACTCTAGGTTTTACAATGACTAAAAATAGCAACGTCAATAAGGAGAATCCAATCATGGATCAACTAAAAATCGGTGATTCCATCGTCCACGAGGAAAAGGATTTCCTTGTTGTCGATCTATCGGAATCGGAAGTTGTTCTTGAAGATGTAGATGGCGAACAAATCGTTGTCGATCTTGAAGAAGTAACTAAGGCGGGACAAACAGTCGCAATGACTAATCCTGCTGGTAACTTGTCAATGATGACCAATACCGTTCTCAAAATGATGAGCGATATCGGCACCGGAGACGATGGTGTTAAGTTCTTCAATCAGGTTCAGGCTCTTTTCAATAAGGGCAAAGACCACGGCGTACCTTCTGGTGCTGCTGGTAAGAACAAATCATCTGCCGAAAACCATGGCAATCAGGACACGCAAACACCTGCTCAAATGGCTGTTAAAGTCAAAGGCATGACCAAAGAAGATCTTGATGAGATTCTTGGTGGTGAAGAAGGACTTTCAGAAGATTTCCGCAGCAAAATGGCTACGCTTTTCGAAGCTGCTGTTGGCCTTCGTGTTGCAACGCAAATTACCGAAATCGAAGAAGCACATGCTGCTGAACTTGCTAGTCTCGAAGAAGCACGCATTGCCGATTTTGAAGAACTCACAAACACAATCGAAGAGCAAGTTGATGCGTATCTTTCTTATGCCGCTCAAGAATGGTTGGCAGAGAATGAAGTTGCTGTTGAAGCATCACTTCGTACATCACTTGCAGAATCCTTTATGTCTGGATTGGTTGATCTCTGTAAAGAGCACAACATGGAACTTCCAGAAGCCGATGTATCCGCTGTTGAGGCTCTTGCCGCACGGGTAGATTCGCTTGAAGAAGATCTGAATGAATCAATCAATGCAAACATGGAACTTGTGGAAGCCATCGAAGGCTATTCAGCTGAAACTATCTTCAATGAAGCTGCTGAAGGCTTGGCATCTACGCAAGTTGATAAATTCCGTACTCTTGTCGAGGGTATCGAATATACGGGCGATGATGGAGAGTATGAATCCAAACTAAACGTAGTGAAAGAGAAATATTTCTCTAAAGGCGCAGTACCGGCTTCGACACTTAATGAAGAAGTTGAACTTGATGAAGGTACTAAAGAGCCAGTAATCCATGACGAAAAAATGGCTCGATACGTTAGTGCCATCTCAAAAACCTTAAAACGATAAATAATGCATAATAAAAAAAGCATAATCGGGAGAAAAAACCAATGCTAAACGAACAAATGATTGCAAAGTGGAAGCCAATTCTCGAACATTCTGATATGGGTGCCATCACTGATATCCATAAGCGTAATGTTACTGCGGCTATCCTCGAAAATACCGAAAAAGCTCTTCAAGAAGCTGGTTCTTATACACCACAGTCTCTCTTGGCAGAGTCTCCAATTCCACCAAACGCCATGGGCGCTTCTAGCTCTACCCCTGGTGATGGTTCCATCGATACATTCGATCCAGTTCTGATCTCGCTCGTTCGTCGTGCGATGCCTAACCTGATTGCATATGATATCTGTGGCGTTCAGCCAATGTCCGGCCCAACCGGCCTGATCTTCGCTATGCGCTCACGTTACACGAACCAGACTTCAACGGAAACGTTCTACAACGAAGTAAACACATCGTTCTCTTCTGTTGTTGGTAATGCTAATACTCTTGGTGACAAGCATGTTGGTACGCTTCCAGGTTCAACTTCACAGACTTCTAACCTTGCTGAAACCAATACATACAACTATGGCGATGCAATGGCTACCGCTCAGTTGGAAGCACTTGGTACAGATTCTAACTCTGCATTCCCTGACATGGCTTTCTCGATCGAGCAAGTACAGGTTGGTGCTAAAGGCCGTGCGCTTAAAGCATCATACTCAATGGAACTTGCACAGGATCTTAAAGCTGTTCATGGTCTGGATGCCGAAACTGAATTGGCAAACATTCTGTCTGCTGAACTGCTTGCAGAAATCAACCGTGAAGTTATCCGCACAATCTACACGACTGCTACTCGCGGTGCTGCTGATTCCTCCACAACAACTGCCGGTATCTTCGATCTGAACACCGACTCGAATGGTCGCTGGATGGTTGAAAAGTTCAAGGGACTTCTGTTCCACATTGAACGTGAAGCGAACAAAATTGCAAAAGATACTCGTCGTGGTAAGGGCAACGTCCTAATCTGTTCTTCTGATGTTGCTTCTGCACTTCAGATGGCTGGTATTCTCGACTATGCACCTGCAATGAACACTTCTGGCCTCAATGTTGATGACACTGGCAACACGTTTGCTGGTACGATTCAAGGCCGCATGAAAGTTTACATCGATCCATATGCACTTGGTGGTGACTTCATGGTTGTTGGCTACAAAGGTTCGAATGCCTATGATGCTGGACTATTTTATTGTCCGTATGTTCCACTACAGATGGTCCGTGCGGTAGGTCAAGATGACTTCCACCCGAGAATTGGATTTAAAACCAGATACGGGATGGTTGCTAACCCATATGCTGAAGGTGCCACTGCTGGTGCCGGTGCATTGACTAAGGATAGCAATTTGTACTACCGAAGAGTCATAGTATCCAATTTGATGTAGTAAATATGTCACACTAATAGGATCTCACCAATAATAATAATAACAGAGATCAAAACTACTGGGGGGGCTTTTTAGCCTCCCCTTTTTTTTGCCTTCCATTTCTTATGAGAACCACGACACAAATTTCATCGAATGTCAAATCACACCGGAATATAAATACATGCAACAACAATAAGAGCACAAAAAAGGAATGCCATAATGACAGACAAAATCAATAAGTATGCAGAATATATGACCAAACAGACGCGCGAAGGTAGCTTCGGTTATCCTAGCAAATCAGGCAAACAAGGCGTTGGTGTAGACGCTCGTGGTCCTGTTGAAGATGCAGCAGTATCACTTGATGAATCTAAAAAAGTTCCTGGTGGTAGTAAACATTTTCCAGAATCAGAAGAAATAAAATTCAGCGATTATGTTGCATGGATTGCCGAAGGTAACATCACCCCTGATATGGTGAAAGCTTCCCAACGACGATCGGCGGCAATAAAAGCTAGAAAAGCAGATACTGGAAAATTCGGCAAAGAAAGCACCAAACGGTTTGTGAAGAACGTTAGTGACGCCAAAGTAGGCGAGCTGGATCTCGACGACAAAAACAAATGAGCTTAGGATTCAATCCAACTAAATAATAGAATAACTCAATGCAAGGAATAATCATATGGCTATTCAATATTCAGATACAGTTCGTAACGCAGAACTTGATGCAATCGAAACTGCAATTTCAACCACACCAACACTAACTATTGTGTCTGGTGCTGCACCCGCTACATGCGCTACTGCAAACTCTGGTACTATTCTCGTTACAATGACACTTCCATCTGATTGGATGGCTGCTGCATCTGCTGGTTCGAAAGCAAAAGCTGGCACTTGGCAGGATACTTCTGCTGATGCTTCTGGTACTGCTGCACACTTCCGTATTCACCAAGGCACAGCTTGCCACATCCAAGGTACTGTTACAATGACATCTGGTGGTGGTGATATGGAACTGGATAACACCAATATTGCTGCTGGACAGCAAGTTACAATTTCGACATTCACTGTCACAGCTGGCAATGCTTAATTTATTGAGCGTCATAACCCATGGCTGTAATAGGTAGCGTTGTATACACTGAAGCCGATCACACAACTCGGCCAAGTACACTACTAACTGACTACCTTGCGGTGGCGCTGAATGATTCTGCTTATGGTTTGCCCGGTGATCCTGATGCAAACCTAAGTTCTGCGATGGAACCAGCCACACTAGATAGAGATGCTCTAGCTGGTGTGGATATTGACGGTACTGCAACTAATACGAACAACAACGCCACAGTATCATCTGCTGGTGTTGTTGTCATTTCTGGTGCTGCTGCAATAACCGAAGCAGATGTTTCTGGTTCTCGTATTGGTGATGTTGATATCGATGCAGATACGTCAGAAACCGTTGCCGATGACACAACATCTTCTGCTGGTTCAATTGATATCGACGGCGCGTCCTCTTACACAGAGAACGATTCCACGGTTGCATCTGCTGGTATAAACAGATCCAATGGCACCACCACATACACAGAGAACGACCATACAGCCTCTTCTGCTGGCATTCTACCACTAACCGGCACATCTACCACAACCAGTGAAGATGACACTGTAGAAGGTGCTGGTGCTCAATTAAACGAAGGTTCTACTTCATACACCGAAGCGGATCATACCGTTTCTTCTGCTGGTATAAACAGATCCAATGGTTCTACCACATACACCGAAGCGGATCATACCGTTTCTTCTGCTGGTATAAACAGATCCAATGGTTCCACCACATACACCGAAGCGGATCATACCGTTTCATCTGCTGGTTCAATTGATGCTGGTTCAATCGTTGGTTCCACCACATACACCGAAGCGGATCATACCGTTTCTTCTGCTGGTTCAATTGATGCTGGTTCAATCGTTGGTTCCACCACATACACAGAAGATGATGGCACCGTTTCATCTGCTGGTTCAATTGATATTGTTGGTACTGCTTCAATAACCGAAGCGGATCATACCACATCTTCTGTTGGTTCAACTGATATTGTTGGTTCTACCGCATATACCGAAGAAGGTGTTTCTGGTTCTCGTATTGGTGACGTTGATATCGATGCAGATACCAATTCATCGGTAGACGATTCTACGATAGATTCTTCTGTTACCGTACTCGGTGATGGTGTTGTCGCGTACAGTAACGACAACGCAACGTCTTCTGGATCAGGTTTTGTTGTTGTTCGTAGCTCAACATTATACACCGAAGCAGATTCTACAACATCTTCTGCTGGTATAAACAGATCCAATGGCACGACCACATACACAGAAGCGGATGACACTACATCGTCAAGTGTTACTATAGATGTGTTTGGTAGTGTTTTAGTAACACTTGACGACGACACGCTGACATCATCCGGTACTTTAATTAGAGATGATCCATATCACGTAAGTCGTGCGAGGATTGATAGCGGTGTATCGAAAGTAACGACTAAAACCACTTTCACAACAAAACCCAGTACACAAACATCGAATAAATCCACATTCAGTACACGAACATCAAATAAAGCGAAGATATAAATACTCAATAACACACGACACAAAGGTAATTTTTAAATGGCTGCTACAATACGCAATCTGACAGTAGATAAATCTGCCAATCTACAGATTGATATTTCTGTTGCAAATTCAACATCCGCCATCGATCTTTCGGATTATACATGGGAAGCATGTTATAAGACGCATGCAGAGGCTGCTAATAGTGGAACGATGACAGCCAACGGATTTGCCAATGGACTTTTAACTGTATCACTGACAAGCACAGAAACTGCTAATATTGCTATTGGCCGGTATATGTACGAAGTGTATATTACGCACATAGCACTAAATACAACATCTCGCGTACAAGAGGGTATCCTCACTGTTCGCGGTGGACTTTGCTAAGGAGATTAGAATGTCTATACTAGAACAATACGCACAATGGTTATCAGAAAGCGAACACTGGGATAAAGTTCGCGGTGGTTCCGATGTCAAGATTCAACAAGCTCAACAATATGCACAGCAGATGCTAGATCAGCATGGCGATGATGAGACTATTCAGAAGCTATGTGCTCCTATCATGAAGCTCAATCCTAATAGTGATGAACACCAAAAACAGATTCTTGATGCTGCGAAACAACTAGAAGATTATGCTTCTGAGCAAATTGGTCACGAACCAGTGGATGATAAGAAGCCTGCTGAAAAAGAGAAGCCAAAGAAATGATGCGTTTCTCTAGGTGGATACTTGAGAATTATAAACTAATGGAGCGCAAAAAAGCGCACTATTCTAAGGATGCGCATGACGCTGAAAATTATCCACAGGTTGGTCAGGAATACGAGACACTGAGAAATCTATCCAAACCAACTCTACAAAAAGTAGCTCAAAAGCGTGGCATTAATCCAAATGAACCAGTTAGCAAATTGACGTCTGACATTTTGAAAAAGGAATACCCCGATAAAGTCGGTGGTTTCTACGACAAGGAAAAAGACACGCCATACAAAGTGAAGACACGCAAGAAAGCTAAAGAAGCCGCCAAACCCAGTTATAGGAAAAATGATGATGAGTAACGTTATTGAAATGAAATCAGCATGGCAACATGTTCGAAAAGAATTAGCCGAAGAAACAGTTCGTCGTGGTATGAATCCTCGTATCACCGAAAAAGTAAAACGAATGAGCAAAGATGATTTGTCGTTACTGGCAAATAAAATGCAATGGCTCACAGGGAAAAAATAAATGTCAGCATTTGATGACTTCGGTACCGCACTTTCGGAAACGCCAACAGATAGTAATTTTCTGTCGCCGCTCATCTATAAATTACAAATTCGCAAAACACCCAACCTGAACTTCTTTGTGCAGAACGTAAATCTACCAGGTGTTCATCTTACTGCGGCGCAACAACCAAACCCGTTCGTCACTATTCCACAGACTGGTGATCACTTGGAATTTGATGAGATTATGATTAATTTTAAGATTCAAGAGAACATGGCTGATTGGTTGGAAATTTTCAATTGGTTGCAGGCACTGGGGTTTCCAAAGAACTATGGTCAGTATGGTGCTATCAATGCCATTGCAGAAGGGACAGGACTTGGTGTAACATCTGATATATCGTTGATCGTCATGGATAGCAATCGTGTACCTAAACATAATATCATTTTCCGAGATGCATTTCCTGTGTCGTTGTCATCAATTATTTTCGACGTAGCGCAAGCAGACTTAAAATATGTGACTGCTGCTGCTACCTTTCGTTACACACTCTACGAATATGAGGCACTGAATGTCTGATTATTACTTGCAAGCAGAATTCTTAATCAAACGTGGCTATGTAAGTGGAATGACTGTTGATCAATTGTCTGATAAGCTATATGCGAAAGCTGATAAAGATCCACCTACAAATTGTCACACAAGAGAAACTGTGTACGATGAAGAAACACAAAAGTTTATTGAAAATCGTCGTGCAGAAGCATCAGATACTCAATCGCGGTTGATTAGTCCCGGTGAGAGAACATCAGCCGCCATTGAGACGTATCAAGTACAGCACAATCAGAATGACTAAATTTTAATGAGAAAATCCCACGAGATTTGGTTCTGATGTGTCATCCATTCTAATCTCTCTTCGAGAGTCAAATAGTCTTTGTTTTGCAGAAACCAACGTTCCATTCTCATCGCACCGTCGATAAATGAGATTCGAATGGTGTTGTGCTTGTAGTTTGCGACCAACGGAAGTACTGAGTAATGCACGCACGATTCGTCTGCCTGGATTAACGTGTACTTATTGTTGCTCACAAAATTCTTTCTACGAATTTCATCATAGAATGTGTATATGCATTCAAATTCGCTGATCGTTTCGGGATCAGACATCGTCGGATTCCACTTATGGATTCCGTGAACGTCCGAAACGAGTTCGTGCAGTTCTTTTAACTTATTTTCTTGGAGCGTAATCGATTCGTCAAACGATTTGATGAGTCCCTTGTCTTCCATATAGTACATAGTCTGTCCTTTGATGAGT